ATTCCTGTAAGTCTATATATTTTTTCTTCTGTCATTATGACTCCAATGCAATAATTACAATTCCTGAACCACCATTTGCTCCTTGACTTGAAGAGTGTCCTGCTCCTCCACCGCCACCTCCTGTATTGGCAGTCCCGTTATTTGGATTATTAGCAGCAACAACACCATCTCCGCCACCTCCAGTGCCGCCAGAACTAGCAGAAGAACCAGAAGAAGCGCCTCCACCACCGCCACCTGCTCTAGTAACTGATGACCCTGTTATATCTGATGCTGTACCTGCTCCTCCGTCACCGCCTTTATTAGGGCTAGTGCCATTACTACTGCCAGCACCCCCTGCTCCTCCACCGCCACCACAGTTTAAAAATGAACCTGTACTGTGTAGCCCATTACCACCATCATTTCCTTGAGATGGACTTGTAGAGGGTGTGTTACCCGAACCCCCACCAACAACTACTCCTGGACTAGCTGCGCCTCCACCACCGCCTGATCCGCCATTACCACCAGCGTTAGGTGCGCCAAACCCTCCACCAAATCCACCGCCAGTAGAAGTTATAGTTGAAAAGGGAGAAGGACCAGAAATAGAACTATCCTCCCCACTAGCTTGAGTTATAGCAGAAGGGTTATTATGTCCGTTTCCTCCACCACCTACTGTAATAGTGTAAGTGTCTCCCGCAGCGACTGTGAGTCCAGTGCCTGTTCTAAATCCTCCAGCACCTCCACCACCGCCACCACCGTTGCCTCCGCCACCACCGCCTCCTCCAACAATTAAATATCTAATTGAAGGAACTCCTGTAGGACAAGTCCATTGTCCAGAGCCTGTAAAAGAAATAACTTCATCTGTTGGGCCTGAATATTTAATAATTATTATTCCTGATCCACCAGCACCTGAATTACCATTAGAGTAAAATCCAGCACCTCCTCCTCCTCCTGTATTTACTGTTCCAGATGTGCCTACTGCTCCACTAGCAGCCCCTGCTCCACCACCTCCAGAGCCACCAGAACCTACAGTTGAACTAGCTGTTGAATGATTTACACTTCCACCACCACCACCAGCCCTAGTAACACTTGAACCTGTTATATCAGAGGCAGACCCATTACCCCCATTTCCTGCTCTTTCTCCTGGGGAGTTTGATCCTCCATCCTGACCAGCAGCACCAGCACCTCCACCACCACCGCCACCTTGAGCACCTCCTGCCCCAGTACCACCTCCATCATTTCCCTGAGAAGGAGTTGTGTTAGGAGTATTTCCAGAACCTCCAGAACCTGAATTATCTTTTGATGCTCCACCTCCAGAACCTCCTGGGCCTCCAGAAACACCTAAACCTCCAGCCCCAAAACCACCTCCAGCAGCACTAATATCTATAAAACCAGTTTTACTTATTTCAGAAGATGCTCCAATACTACCATTACCACTACCTCCTGAAGCTGCTCCTCCTGATCCTATAGTTATTGTATAAGTTTGTCCAGCAGTTACAGTAAGTCCAGTGCCTGTTCTAAAACCACCTGCACCACCACCGCCACCACTTGTACCTCCTCCACCTCCTCCACCAACAACTAAATAATCTATTTCAGTTACACCTGTAGGACAAGTCCAAGAACCTGTTCCAGTAAACTGCAAAATTTCAGTTAATTCTCCACCGCCACTAGCAGCAGCAAAGTTAGTAAAAAGAAGTTGATGAATACCTGTCATAATTTAACTCACATTTCCTGTAACAAAACAACCAGCAGCGGAAGTAAAGATTAAACTAGCTACTCCATTATCTGCTATAGTTGCTACTGCTGTAGCACTAGCATTTCCAGCTACAATCATGCCTCCTATAGCTGCACTAATTTGTGCTGAAGAACCTCTAGCAATAATAGATAATATATCTCCACTATCAAAAGTACTAGCGGGTATAGTCATTGTTACACCTGCTGAAATTGCTAAAACAAAATTACCTAAATCAGTAGTTGCTAAATTAGCACTATTATCTACTGTTCTAGATTGAGGAACATCTCTTAAACTACCATCAGAGTCAGATACTCCGCCTGAGACTAATAATGTTCCTGTACTATTAGCAGTAGCAAAAGTAAAAGTTTCTTCTACTAATAAAGTACCGCCAACTGAAGCATTACCTACTACATCTAAAGTAGCAGGATTAACTCCTACTTCTACAATAACATTACTGCTATTTTTAGTGTATAGTCTTTTATCAGCAGTATTAATAGCTAGTTCAGCACCACCAGTAGAATTTGTTAAATCAGCAGTTGCTGGTATTCCAGAACTGTCTTTCTTTTTTGTTAATATAGTAGCCATTAATATGTACCCCCTTCAATGGTGCTGGCTGTTGTTAAGACGTTTATACCGCCATCTTGTAATACTCCTGTAAAGTTAGCAGTTGCTGCGTCTAGTTTTGCTGTATCTGCGTCATATGCTTGTACTGATACTCCTAAATCAGATGCTTTTAATACATTACTAGCACTTTGTTGTAATAAGACTGTAAAGTTTGCAGTAGTATCCAACTTGGCTGTATCAGCATCGTGTGCTTGCACAGTTGAACCGATATCTGTATCGACCACCACATTACTACCGCCATTCTGTAATACTCCTGTAAAGTTTGCTGTTGCTTCGCTAAGAGAAACACTATCAACACCAGCAGCAGTTGCAAACGTAACATCAGTAGCATCTGCATTAACTGTTAATACAAAATCAGCTCCTGCATATGATGGTAATAAAACAGACCTAGCAGAAGCAACAGTAGTAGCACTTGTACCGCCTTCGCTAACAGCTAAAGGCAGTTGCTCAAATGTAGCAGTATCAGCACCTCCTGTGCCTCTAAAAAAAGCCATGATAACCCTTATAAAGTAAAACCCACACTAGGTGGGTTATATTAAAAGTTAGGTCTACCTATAAAGCAACTATAAGTAGCTGTTGCTAAATCAATAGCACCGCCTGTGTTATTTTCTATCATAAACTCTAATGTATTTGCTCCAGTAATACTAGCAACTAAATTAGTATCTAATGCAGAGCTACTTGTAGCAACTCCTAATACCATATCACCTAAGTTTACTCCAGAAACTGTAACAGCCGTAACTTCTTCGTTTCCGTCACCAACACTTCCAAAATTAAAACTATCTGATACAGCCCATGTGTCTGTAAAAGCATTTTGAAACTGTCTATGCTGTCCTCTTTGTACTTTTGTAGCCATTGTTTTTCCTTAAGATAAAAAGTAGGGTTGACTAATTAAAGCCAACCCTTATAGTTAATTAAGCAGGTACAATTAACGCAACAGCAGAGCTATCACGCAACTCACCAACACCATAAAGGGTATCAGCAGTTAGTAAAGTACCTAAGTACTCTTGCTTATATTGTGTTTGCACTCTTAAAGATAATTGCTCAATCAATACAGCCCACTCAGGGTGGAAAAGTAACGAAGCCCTTGCACCACCAGAACCAGAAGTAGTAGCAGCATTAGTAGAAACATATACTTTAACTCCATATATGTCACCAATCTGACCATTTCTAATTGTGTTAGCATTTCCAGACTCGCCTGTAAAGGCTTGCTCTGTAAATCTTGAAAGACCCATCATTGTATTACGAGCTACAGGTGGTATAACAAAACTACGATTTTCCATTGGAACATCAGCATCATCAAGACGCTGAATAGCTCTTCTAAAACCTGCATCTGTAATAGCTGACTCGTTATTTGAACCAGCTACATAAAGTGTAGAACCGTCTCCACCAATATAGCCTTTAGTGTAAGCTGTGTTAGCAGCACCACCTTGTGCAGAAGCACCTAAAGCTAAAACGTCTGTGTCGATTCTTGTAGCTAATGAATAACCAGCATCATCAGTATAGAAACGTCTTAATGAGTTTAATGCCTGTACTTCAGCAAAATCATCAATCAATCTACTATATTCATAATGAGAACCAATGGTAACAGTAATTTCTGAACCAGATTCTTGAATAAGAGTTACTTCAGTTTCAGCAGCTTTAGTACTGGCTGCTCCTCTAGCTGGTGAAGGAAAGTGAACTACATCACCTTTCTTACCCTTCATATTCATTTTTTTAACTAAATTAGCAGCAACAAGATTTTTCTTATATGCTGCGACTATTTCATCAGACCAAACTTCAGGTATAAAACCTGCTGTATTTACCTCTGATTGAATAACGTGATTAGTACCTAGACCCATGATAAATATCCTTTATAAAATGTAATTTATCTGACCCTTCCTTCTTTATAAGCTAATTCTATTTCAGACCACATAGAATCATACTTGTCAGGATCAGTTTGATTCAGTCGAATAAGATCAGAACGCCTAAAAATCTTTTTAGATGGTGCTTCATTACTTCCACTAGGTACAGTTGTAGTAGCAGTTTTAACGCTTTGAGATCGAGATTGTTTCTCCATCTCTGCTGTTTTTTTACCAGTTTCTCTTCTATCTTTATACAAAGATATTAACTCGTCAGCAGCGTCATAATCATACCTACGATCAGCACGAACAAATAACTCTGATCTAACTTTAGAATTATTTACCCAATCTTGAAATCCTTGCTCTTTAACAACATCAGCAAAATCAGAGTGTTTCTCTTTTAATGCTGATAATGCTTTAGCTCTTTTCATTTCTAAACTAGCTTGTTCTGCTTGTTTAATCTTAGGGTGATTTTGTATTGCTTTATCTACAGCCTTTTTAGGGTCAGTAAAAAAATCATCTTCATTATTTTCTTGTTCTGTTTGCTTTGTCTGTTCAGCTTGGTTATGGATATAAGAATCAGCAACTCTGCGTAGTTCTCCTAACTCTGAACCCTGCCTACCTATTAGCTTTTCAGCCGCCTGGTGCATACCAACAATTTCTGATAAAGATTTTCCCTTATACTTCTCTGGTATCTCTTCTTCAACTTTTGGTTGTTCTTGGACAACTTCTTCTTCTTCTGTTTTAGTTTCTTCTTCCTTAACTTCTTCTACAAATTCAGCCATTATATCTCCTGTGTCATATAGACATTTTAGGAAAGACACTTACATAACAGGGGGTCTCCTTATCCCTTAAATACTTATCATACCTCGACTTCACTACGATAAGCATCTCCAATACCCATTTTTCTTTCATACTTCATGTGGCTCTCTCTTTTTTTTAACCAAGCATCAGATGCTGTAGGAAAGTCACCAGAGCAACCATCTAAATCTATTCTTGGAATACTAATTATGCGTTTAGCGTTAGTATTACAATGTGGACAAGATGTTGTAAACTGTTCATCATCTATGTATCTATCAAACAGATGATTATTAGTACAAATAAATTCAAATATTCTTTTAGCCATACTTAAGTATTAGTATATTCTTCTTCATTATTAATATCTTCATACACCTTTTCTGACATTGTTTTTAAACTTAAAATATATTTAAGCATATCTACTTGACCTTTTTGAAAGTAAAAGTCATCAACACCTTTACAATTGTTAATGTCTTTATACTCGTCATACATCTTTGTTAAGTCTTCTTCAAGGTCTTTCCAACCCTGACTTGACATCATATCAAAACGATTATCATAATACTTTTGTAATTTTTTATCCATAATGGAAAGTATTATAACACACTTTTACTGTTTTGTCAAGTGTTTCTTGAAGATTGTAGCTGTAATTCTGCTATTCTTGCTTTTGTATCTATATCTTTTTCTTTTAAAGCAACATTAGCTAGTTTTATACGCTTTTCAAACTCTTTTGTAGGATCATCAGCCTCTCCTAAGTACTTAGAAGCACTAGCAGCTACTTTTGCTTGCATTTCTGTAGGTTTTAGCTGTGTTTCTACTGCTTCAGACTGTGTTTTAGCCTGTTTTAGCTGTATATCTGCCTGTAAATCAGCTAATTCTAGTTGTGTTTTCTGCATTTCCATTTGCATAGCTGCCTGTTGAGCTTGTGCTTGTTGTGGATCAGGTTGCATCATCTGTTGTAACTGTGCTATAAGTGTTTCTCTGTTACTTAAACCAGAGTTTTCTATAACTGCTGATAGTATCAAAGGAACTATAGGTGATTCTGCTCCTAATGTTTTTAATAAATTAAGGAATTGCATTTGTTCATGTTCTCTTGCTATTATACCTAAGTTACTAGAAGGTACAAATACAAAGTCTTGTGCAGGATATCTTTCAGGATCAAACTGCATAAACCTGTGAGCAGCTTTAGTAACAAAAGGAATTAAAAATTGTTCTTGAAAGTTTACTAAAGTTCTTTTGTTCTTTTTTATAATTGATGATAAAGCTACTGACATTCCTTGTCCTTCACCTGTAGTCATAGCAGGTAAAGAAGCACTGTCTACTGTACTGGTAGCCATTAGTAACATATTCATAAAGCTACTAGCAGTATTTATGTTAGATGGATCAGTATTACCAAACTTAAATGGTTGTAGTATTTCTGCTGGATTGCCATTAGTAAGTATTGTTTTACCAGCTTTAACTTCAAACTTAGCTCCTCTAGGTAGTCTAGTAGCATCTATAGCCATCATAGGCACAGTAGATAAAGCTACACTATCTAAGTGTGCCCTTATTTGTGCATCAATAGCTTTTTGCATATTAAAACCTTTTTCAGCTATACCACGACCCCAGAACCTGTTAGGTATAGTATCGCTTTGAAAAGCTACTATAGGTCTGTCATTCATCATATATGGAGATTCTTCTGCTTTTAATAAATGACCATCATTAGCTATAACAACTATTGCTTCTACTAAGTCTGTGTAGTCTGCTGCCTCTGAACCATACTCATCTGACTTCTTGTTAAATAACTCTTGGTACTTATCTTCATCATCTTGATTATCTAACATATACTTTGGTATGAGTCCATAGTATCTTAATAACTTTACTCTATTACCGCCATAGTCTGATACTTCCTGAGATACTTCTAAGTCAGAATCAACAGAAGTAGAAGATAAGTCTGTAATAGTATTATATACACCATCTTCCATAGCTTGTGTTACAGAGTGTAGTGATACAAACTCTTCTATAGCACAACCAAGAGCTTCTTGAACATTAGAAGCTGTAGGATCAATTAAGAAGTTGTATGGTGTAATTGGTTTTAAGCCAACACAGAATCTTTCTTGTTCTATTACACCAACAGCAGTATTACCAGATTCTATGATAGGTTGCATAGCTGGTTTTAGTTCTTTCTTTTCATATACAGTTATTTCACCAATACCTGTACCATACAAAGCAGATAACAATATTATATCTGATATAGATTTTCTGATATATCCCTTTTTAAAATCCTCTGTCATTTGGTTTCTAATAGCTTCTATATCAAGTTTTTGATTGTCTAGCCTGTCATCAGAGATATCAAAAAACTTTTCACCTCTACCAAACACAGCTTCTTCTATTTCTGCTGTATGAGCCTCTATAGCCTGTTGTAGAGCAGGAGTAATGATACGAGACCTCTCAGAGTCTCTGGTGCGATCAGAAGAGTCATATATGCCTCTCCAGAGCCTTTCATACTCTTTCCATGTGTCAAGATAGTTAGTATCTCTGTTTACTCTCCATTGGTCACATTGACCTAGCACCCATGATACTAAAGGGTTTACTGAAAAACTTTCATTATACATATTGCTATTCCTTTAGGGTGGTAGACATAACGGTATACTACTCTGTAGTTTGGCTAGTATCCTGCTACTATATCTAGTGGTTCAAACTCTTCTTCTTCATAGTGTTGCATATATTCTGGTATTTGTATTTGATCTATATAAGACAAAGCATCTACTAAGTCATCATGTACTTGTGGGTTAGGAAACTGTAACAACTGGTCTAAAAACTCCATATTCCAACTACCTTTATTAAGATAGAGTCTACCATGTTCTAACCTACCCTGTAAAGCCCATGTAATCCTATCAATCTTTTTCTTGTTACCATGAGTAACATCATCTATACGAAAGTATCTATTGTACTTTCTCATTAAATCTGATATGTAAGGCAACACAGCGTTCTTTAATGAGCCTTTCTCAATACCTACACATATTGGCTCATAGTCTGATACAGCTTGAAATATCTTTTGTGCTGTTTCTTTTGTTCCCCATCTACCATGTTCAATAGACTTAACCCACCATTTATTCTGGTCTACTTTAACAACCGCTATGGCTGTCTGGTCTAGTCTTTTCTTTCTAGCTGTGTTAGCATGAACTACATCAGCAAAACCAGCTAAGTCTACAGCAATAAAGTATCTACCATCTTTAGGCTCATCTCTATCAAACTTAATCCATTCTTCTTTAAATAAACCACCACTAGCTGCTTCAAACGAAGCCATAAACTCTTGTCTAAATGCAAAGCTAGACATAGACTTTCTAGCTGCTTCTATCTCTTTAGGGTCTAGTAACTCATTATCAAATGAACTGTAGTGCCATGCTTTAAACTCTTCATCTTTATCAGAGTTAGCGTAGTTATACAGGTCATAGAAGTGATTACGACCAAAAGGAGTACCTATAAACAATGCAGAGCCTTTCTGGTCAGCTAAAGCTGGTCTGATAATAGTTTCCCATACTTCAGACTTCATAGAGCCGTACTCGTCTAATACTACAAACTTAAGTGATACTCCTCGCATTGTTTCTGGTCTATCAGCACCCTTTAGAGATATCTTAGTACCATTAATTAATTTAATCTGTAAGTTGTTAATATGAGAGGATTCTATTACAGGGTGTGCTATTTCTAATAAGGTAGACCACATAACATCTCTTGCCTGTCCTTGAGTGTTGGCTATATACCACACATGACCCTTCTCAGTCTGTAAAGCATTAACTATTAGCATATACGCAGCTAGTCTGGACTTACCAGTTCTTCTACCAGCAGCTACTACCTTAAACCTTGTAGAGTCATTCCACACACTCTGTTGCCACTTTAACAACTCAATATCTAATTCCATTATTGTTCTACTGTTTCTATAGAGTCTACAGAGTCTATAGTGACTTGTTGGGGTTCTGTTGCTACATTAGATATGTTAATTGTTACACCTTTATTAAGTTGTTTATCCTTTTCAAATATAGATACAGGTAATGCTCTATCCATCAGTAGCTTTAGTGCTGCCATCTGATGAGGGTGTTCATCTTGCATAGCTATGTCTATAGTTTTCTTTAGAACCCTATCACCATTAGTAATCAACATTCTAGCCATCAGTTCTCTGATCTTGGCTGTTTCTTCTCTTTTAGATACTAAAGGGCTTTTCTTTCTCTTTGTCTTAAGAGCTACATACTCCATCTCTTTCTTAGAGGGTCTACCTCGCTTACGTTTCTGTTTAGAGCCTACAGGTGTTAGTTGTTTAGCTTTGTTTGCATATGTTCTAATCCTCTTCTCAGGCTCAGTTGAGGAAGGAGAGAGAGAAGTTACTCCTGATACAACATTCTTTGAGTGTTCATCATAGCTCTGTGTTGAGTCTTTGTTGTCTATTGTCATTGATTTGCCTATATTGTTAATATAGATCAATATTGATTTTATTAATCTAAAGTGTTCTTAAGGGTTCTAAATGGTAACTATAAGTGATTATCACTCTCAATCCCAAGAGACGCTCTCAATCCCACTTGACCGCATTGGTCTAAGTTGAGAGCAAGAGTGTTCGTTATACTTCTGTGCTGAGTCTTTATTGTCTATATACCCCTTTATACAATGTAGAGATTATAGCATATTTTTAGTGATTTGTCAAGTCCTATTTTGACTTTTTTAGTGATTGTGTGGGTTCAGCATAATTATACAGCACAGCACTACCCCCACCCCCCCGTATAAAACTGAACTAAGCAACAACTATGCCAAGTTTGTCATGCAAGAATCATGCCACAATGTTGCCAGGGTTATTCAATAGTGGTATAAATGTTGCTTGCAAGCAATAATCATGCCAGTTTAATCGGTTATGCACTACATTGGTGCGTTGTGTACTGTGTTGGTGCGTGTGTCTGTTATGCACCACATAGCACCATCATGCACTAATACAGTGCAATACAGTTAATCATACTTTAGTATTGCATATCAATGATTTACTAATGATTATCATTAGGTAATATTAATTAATATCATTACTATTATTTAATGATAATTAGTATATTAATACTTGCTTTGTTGGTCGATTCCTGTAATATAGTTGGTAAGTTTGTTAGTTTGTAAATTACCAGTTCTATTAGATGGCTCACACATATAGGCTCTCTGAAAAGATAGAACCAAGACTAACAAATGAGTAATATAGTTAGCCTTGATCGGTTTAAACTGTCTGAAGAGCCTATGAGCAGTATTGTGAGCCAGACTAATCAAATTAGTGATAGATTCCTAACCATATTTGAATAATAGCTGTATAATTATTCTGGTGTTTGCGATTATGCAATACAGGTTATAATAATTATACAAAATGTTATTATTCATTAAATTATTTTAATTTA